AGTTTGTCCCCATACAGCATTAGCTGCAGCACTTGGTGAAGCCATAGCTCCCATGACTGGTTGTGGTCCAAAGTCATATTCTTGTAGTGCTCTTGGTAGTGTGAATTCAGCAACTGGTATTGGCCTAGCCTTAAGTGGCATTGGCAGTTCACCTGGTTCTAACATCTTACTTGCATAAGCAGTTAGATTAGCTGATGTTTTATCTCGTATTATCTCCTCTAGAACAGCTCTAGTATTACGACCCATACTATCTTCAGATGCATTTAACATTTCCATTTGCCTACCGTAGTCGGCCATAGTTGCTTGTACACCTTTAGAAGCACTTCTACCAGAAGTTCCTCTAGCTCTAAGTTTACCTTCAGCTTGAAGCATTTCGATGTAAGAATCGTTCGCAGTGAACATCTTCTCATCTTGTGATTCCTGATACTTAACAATCTCAGAATCCATACCAGCTTTAGCTGCAAGCTGGTTTAGATCTGTTGTATCATAGTATATATCTTCTGAACGTTGGAATGCAGCTTCATTACCTGCTTGCTGTGCATTCCTTATCTTTACATTATAATCATAAGCTTCTTCAGCTGCTGCGTCTTTATATGCTCGTATCTTTCCTTCATTACGAGCTTCGGTCATGATTCGATCAACAGACTCCATGCGTTGAGCATTGAGTTGTGACTTCTTCATGTCCCACATGTTTAGGTCATATTGATACCTAGCATGTGTGGCTTTATTCTGTGCTTCAGCTTGTTCGGCTGCGGCATTTGCGGCTTTACTACCACCCCACAGACTCATACCAACATTTACTGCGGTACCGACACCAATTGCTACTGCTGCCATATTTATTTCCTCCTATAGAATTTTGGTGAGTAATGACCTTCCCACATCATTGAATTTAAAGACACAGGGAATGGTGAATCATTAAAAACTCTTAGTTGGAAATTATCTGTTCGTTGATGAATAGGTATAGACACAAGAGACTGATCTGATATAGCTATGTCATTACCTAGGTAAGTATTAGCTATAGCTGTTGGATTTAAGTTATACCATTCATCAAGGTATATAAGTATCTCTGCTTTATCTGCAGGTGCTGAACTGAAGGTAATTGTATTTAGAGCTGTTACAGTAAATGCTGTAGACACAACTCCGTTTATTTTTACCTTGATTTGATCATCATCTACATAGTTAAAGTCTTCATCAATCCAAGTAAATACAGTTGTAGATCCATCTCCAGTGAGTGTTTTAGATCCTGCAAGACGTCCTGTAGCCTTAAGTTTAAAGCCACATACACCTGTAAGTCCTAGAGAGAACTTCATTCTATTAACAGTTAAGTTAGCTGTAAAGTCTGTAAGCTTCTGTTTATCATCTGGTCTGAAGTATGTCTTAGGTAATACAATATCATAGTCATATTTCCATCCTACAATTACATCATCTTCTACACTAGTTAGATCCTTTCTTAGTACCTTAAAGTAAGGGTCTCCGTCATTAGTAACAACAGTAGGTGTGGTAGTGAATCCAGATTCAATGAACTGTCCTGTAGCTGTAGTACCTTTGATTATGATAACAGGTGATAGACCTGTAATATTATCCCAGGGTATAAATACTTTAGAGAAGTCATCAGTAGCATTATAATCTACTTTATTATTACCTGCTACATTACTTGCTTCTGTATATAGATCCATACAAGGGTTGATACGTTGACCATCATTATTAACGATGATAGCATCAGATGGACTCTGACTTAAACTAGCCTGAGATAAAGTAAACTGAGTACCTTGTTTAGTAACTGCAAAGAAATCATCTGAGTCAACAGCAATTGATTGTACAGTTCCTGGTAGCTGCCAGTTAAACCAAGCCTCAATAAGGTTCTCTTTACCGTCACTATAGGTTCTAAAAAAATATACATATCTAGAAGATTGATCAGACATTGCTAGGAACTTATTCTGTGGACTAGCAATTAGTGTATCCACTGTAGCTGGTACCCACTCATTAACAACTCTCCCAACGTCTAAGATCTTAGGGTTCTCATCTTGACCAAAGGTTTTCATACCAAAGGTACGTGTATAACTAGGTGTCTTACTTACGAACTGGATTATACCACCCATATCAACAGGTGTTATATCTGTATCCATATCATAATTAGCTATGGCACGAGCGTTAGCTGTTGTAGGTGTTATAACTCCATCAGCGGATGACAGTAGGAACTGTTGATCTTTACTGAATAGAAGTAAACCCTGAGTAGTAGGTAGAACAGAAACTAGTGTAGCAGGTCTAATAGTTGAAACACTGAGGTCAACTGGATCAGCATCTGTTACTGTCTGAGCTGAAGTATGGTAGAAGTTAAAGAACTTCTGTGACTGACTCATGGAAATATTATCATTAGATAAGAATCCGAGTCTATTATTATAAAAGAAACCAGCTTGAATTTTTGCTCCTAAAAAGCTAGGGTGTGAGTTAGTAGTATCATCACCAACTGCCCTTGCTTCCCAAGAAACTTGTCTGAATGTAAAAGTATTAAGTGAACTATTTACTAATTCATGTGGCATTGTAGATGCATCTAATCCAGGAGAGGTAGCAGGGTCTAAACCTTCTGACCAATAACCTGGACCAGATGTACCATTATCTGCTACAAATTTAGCAAAGTATGAATCATCATTAGATGCAGTATTAACAATCTTCACTACATGATTATGGAAGGATTGTTGTGGAAGCATTGTGACATTATCTACCTGATCTTGGAAGACATATAGAGAGTCACCTGCTTGACCACCTGTAGCACTGATAGCAATTGTAGAATTACTATCTGTTAGATGTAGAGATTCTCTGTATTTAACTGTTGTTAATCCAGATATACCTAGAGCATCTATAGCTGTTTTTAAAGCTGTTAGAATACTATCATAAGTACCACTAGCATTACTACTATGTGTGATAGTATTACCATCGACAACTACTGTATAAACATTACTTACTGGTGATCCACTTAATACAAGTGTAGCTTTCCTTTGTGTAAGGAAGGTAGGATCAGCTTGTTTAGCAACAGTATGTAAGTTATTTGTTATAATGGATGTATCCTGTACTGTCAGTATTTCGTAGTTAAGCCGTGAACCTGTTAAGTAATTCTCAGCATTAACTGCTGTAGATGTATCCATGTTAACAGTACATACTGTACCATCTACATTCCATATATCTATATCCCCGTAACCACTACCTGGTTTAGGTTTAATACATCCTATGTATCTCTCTGTTGATGTTCTAGCTATATAGAACCATTTGGAATTATCATACGTGGTACCTGAACCTAGATTTTTAATCCACTTGAAACCAGGTCTTTTAGTAAGTCCAAACGTAGGGTCTGGGTAACCATTAAGACACTCACGGACTTGTCCTGGAAGCTTCTTATCATCTGATTGTCTAGATACGCCACCGAGATAATTATCTACTCGTTGACTAATTGCTGGCATTATCTTGTAAGTGCTTGGAAAGGTTTGTAACTAGCGTAGTAGTTAGTTTTATCGTATGGGTGTCCAAAGATTGTATATTGACCTTGACTTGTTTCATATTCTAAAGCAGTTGATCTAGCAAAAGCTTCCTGTTCTTGTAACATTGAGTATTGATTACCATCTCCGACAATTCTTTGAGATGTAATTGTAGAAGCTCTAGCTACTATGAAGTTCTGTACTGGTTCAGGTATATCTACCCAATCAAATTCCCATACTATATCACACTCTACTTTAGAGTGATCTGGCCAGGTATATCTGTGATGCATTCTATCATACAGTTTACCATTCCTTCTTATGCCATCATACTGAGCATTAGTTCCATTCTGGGATAACTTTAATTGTAATATATTATTAGGTATAGGTATTTCATTACTATCATCAGGTACAAACTCATAATGATTCTCTCTATTGAAAGTCCATCCTTCTGCTTGAGTCTCTCTAGTTACCTGTAACAATGTGTCGTAAGCAATCGCAACGTCTGGGTTGGTTTGATCAAGTGTGGTTACAGGAGCCTGACCACAAGACGACAGTATTTGATTTATTGCTGGTAATTCTGTGGCGGCGTTTGTGGTTGGAAAAGGCATAATTATTATTAAAGAAAAAGGGAGACCGAAGCCTCCCGTATGTATAAGCTATTAAGCGTTAGCTGGATATGTTGCACCAAATGCGGCTGGCTTAGTTGTAGTTCCTGCGAACAGTTCTACACAAGCAGCTGGGTTTAGGAAGTCAGCACCCATTGCTAGGCGTCCGAGTACCACATCACCCTGATAAATCACATTTATGTCACCAGATGTTACTTGAACTTGTGGTCCCATTGCTTCTACAACACCTGCGGCTTCCTTCTGGAAGATAAGTCCACAGCTATTAGCGAAGTCAGTAGCGTTACCATAGTTATTGTTAATACCTGAGACTGATGCGCGTCCGTCTTCAGTAGCGACATCTACGAATGAACCAGTGTTACCTGGGTTCACTGTATCTAGGTCAGTAGCAGCTGATGGACTGGAACCTGGAGCATACTTAGTACCATACTTGCTGAAGAATGGAACGTTCATAGACTTGTAGATCTTAATGCCTGCAATGTCTAAGATTCCTTCTCCGCTTTGTAAGGCTGTACCTTGTACGTCACGGTTAATCAGGTTGTTGCCAGAACAATCCTTAATCAAAGCATAGTATTGCCTTGGGTTTAGGACAGCACAGCGGCCATCATTACTAATTCCTTTCTCATCTAGAACTGCAGCTGCATCATAGAATGCAGTCACGAGACTAG